ATTTCCCGGCGACTGCGAGTTTTTTTAAAGCGCTTTCCTCCCAGAGTAAATCCATGGACGGCCTGAACGTCCACGCGGCGATTATAGACGAATTGCACGCCATCCGCAACCCCGAGCTGTACCAGGTAATCAAGGACGGGGCATCGGGCCGCAGGCAGCCGCTAATCATGATGATCACCACAGCGGGCACGCACCGCGAGGGCATCTATGACAAGATGTACGAGTACGCCTGCAAGGTCGCGGACGGGGAAATCGAGGATGAAAGATTCTTGCCGATCCTGTACGAGCTCGACCAGATGGAGGAATGGGCGGACCCGAAATGTTGGCCCAAGGCAAATCCGGGCCTAGGCACCATCAAGCAACTGGACGCCCTGCGGGAGGCTGTTGAGCGGGCAAAAAAAATCCCTGACGAGTTGCCGAACCTTCTCTGCAAGCACTTCAATATCCGCGCCAACACCGCCGCCAGTTGGCTGAGCTACAACGACGTCATAAACGATCTGACTTTTAGCATGGAGGATGTGCGCGGCTGCTACGCTGTTGGCGGCTGCGACCTGGGAGCCACTACCGACCTGACATGTTCAACGCTGCTGATCCGCAAACCAAGCGACCCGATCATTTATGTGACTCAGCACTATTTCATCCCGGATGAGCGGGTTAAGATAGTCGAGGCGGAGGGCAGCAAGGAAGCTCCCTATCGCACATGGGCAGAGCGGAACCTACTGACAATTTGCCAAGGGCACAGGGTGAACTACAGCGCCGTTACAGACTGGTTCTGCAGGATGAAAAGCGAGTACGGGATCACCATCTACAAGGTGGGATATGACACCGCGCTGTCCGGATATTGGGTGCCGGAAATGGAGAAGAAAGGCTTTTTCATGGAGTCGGTGAGGCAGGGTCCTTTTACGTTCACTTATCCCATGCGAGAAATGGGCGCGGCCTTTCAGGACAAGATTGTCAACTACAACAAAAATCCGATGCTTGCGTGGTGCATGCTAAATACCGGCGTGAAAAAGTCGGGGCTCAACAACATCCAGCCGGAAAGGAAGACAGAAAAAAGGCGCATAGATGGTATGGCGTCCCTGCTGGACGCGTGGGTCGTGTACGCCAGAGACTATGATATTTTCATGGGACGCGTAGAGAGGTGACAACGTGGGTGTGCTTGATAAGCTAATTTACAAAACTATCGAAAAGCTGGAGGGCAAGGCCCAGGTCAGGGTGATCAACAGCTTCGGCACCGCTTTCACCCCCTACGACGGGAAACAATGGAAGATTGCGCCAGTCCGGTCCGCTGTGGGCTCTTTCGCCCGGCACGCCTCCAAACTATCACCGCGCCATGTCCGCCTAGGCAACGGTGCTTATGAGGAGGTGGGTGGTAACATCAACCGCATTTTGCAGCAGCGGCCCAACCCCTACCTGACCGCGTGCGCATTTTATTGTAAAATAGCCGTACAATACGAGCTTAACAATAACGCGTTTATTTATCCCGTCTGGAATGGCAACGCCCTGGAAGCCCTTTATCCCATCGACGCGGCCACGATCGACGTCGTAGAGAGCGCGGGCACGCTGTACTGCGTCATAAGCTTCAAGACTGGGCGACCCGTCGTCGTCCCGTATGTGGATATCATCCACATCCGCAATTATTTTCACGACAACGATTTGTTTGGCAGCGACAACAGGGCGCTGGATAGTGTGCTTGAAACGGTCAACGCGTTCAATCAAAGCATGTCGGCCTTCGCAAAACTGGTATCGGTTGTGCGGGGCATCCTGAAATTCCGGGCGGGCGGCGTCAGTGAAGAGGACCTGACGAAGGCCCGCGACCGCTTTGTGCAAAACAACATGATCGCAAACGAAAACAATGCGGGCATCGTGGTGTCTGGTGGCGATTACGAATACGAGGCCATCAAGGACAACGCGATACCGATTCCGACTGGGCAATTACAGCACGTGAGGACCCAGGTTTTTGACTACTTCGGCACAAATGAAAGCATTGTGCATAACAAATTTACCGAACAACAATGGAACGCCTATTATGAGGGAAAGCTCAAGCCTTTCTTCGAGCAACTCGGCCAGGCGTTGACAAACGTGCTTTTTACAGAGCGGGAGCGCGGCTTTGGGAACAGAATCGTTTGCGAAACAAGCGGGCTGCGATATGCCGGCATGACGTCAAAAATAGCGGTGGTCAAACTTCTTTCCGCAGCTGGCGCGCTTACGGTTGACCGAATGCTGACGATATTTGGCGAACTCCCCATCGGCGGGGAGGAGGGTGCGCGGCGGTTGCAGTCACTGAATTTCGTTAATGTCGCCGGGGTAGACGGCTATCAGGGGATCACAAAAAAGGAGGGGGATGACAACAATGCCGATAGTTAGTGGCAGGCAATACCGCTCGGCGCTGGACGGCCTGAGCGCGGAAGCGCCGTCACAGGACAGCAGCCAGCTTGTGATTACGGGCCGGGCCATCTCCTTCGATTCGCCGGCACTACTGCCCTACGAGATCAACGGGCGGCCCGCCTACGAGGTGATTGAACGGGGCGCACTGGACGGTGCGGACCTGAGCGACTTCATTTTCAACGTGGAGCACCAGGGCCGGGTATATGCCCGCACCCGTAACAAGTCACTGAGCCTGACCATCACGCCGACCGAGGCGTTTATGCGCGCCCTATTGGATTCTGGCGACGAGGGACATCGGCAACTTCACGGCGACGTCAAGGCCGGGCGGCTCGACCGCATGAGCTTCAGCTTTTTGCCGGACCCTGACGGTTGCATATTCGACGAGGCTGCGAACACCCTACAAATCTTTCGCATTAAAAAGCTGTATGACGTGAGCGCCGTAGCGTTCCCGTTTTACGAAGATACCAGCATCACGGCGCGCAGCGCCTTTTTAGTGGAGGATTACCAACAAAGGACGCTGGAGCAGCGGCAGCGGCGCGCCAGAGCACTCGCATACACCTACACATTTTAATCAAACTTTGAGGAGGAAACATCACCATGTGGCAAAGAAGAATGCAGGAAATTCAGACCCGCCGTCTGGAAATTCAGGGAATCCTTGAGGGCGACGGCGAATGCGACGTCGCGGCGCTGCAAACCGAGCTCCAGGGGCTCGCGATGGAATACGCCGGGTTGGAGCAGCGCGTGGCTGTCCTTCAGGGCTTGCAGCAGCGTGCCGCTGCAGGCGCGCCGGTCGGAAACCATGTCGTGCCCAACCCCATGCGCGATCCCATTGCGGCCGACGCGCAGCGCCGTAGCGAAGCCCACCCTGGCGACGCCGTGGACGCCGACGACCTTTTCGCGACCATCCAGTACCGCCAGGCGTTTATGCGGCATGTACTCAAGAACGAGGCAATCCCACAGCAGTACCGGGCCGATCAGGTTACCACAACCACCGATGCGCCCGCCGTCATTCCCACCACGGTCATGAATAGGATCACCGAAAAGATGGAATCCGTAGGCATGATCCTGCCGCTGGTGAATCGCACCGCTTTTAAGGGCGGCGTGAAGATCCCGATCGGGGGTGTCAAGCCTGTGGCCCACTGGACAGCGGAAGGCACGGCAAGCGACAGCCAGAAGGCGACGACAAACGGCTTTGTCACTTTCGCCTACCACAAGATGGACTGCATCGTGACCGTAACGCTGGAGATGGAGGCCATGGCCTTGTCCGCCTTTGAAGCGAGCTTGGTCAATAATGTCGTGGAGGCGATGACAAAGCTTCTAGAGCAGGCGATTATCTCCGGTGGCGGCACAAACTGCCCTGAGGGCATCCTAACGAAAACACCCCCAACCGGGCAGAAGATCAGCGTCACCGCCCCAAACTATCAGGCGCTGATTGAGGCGGAGGCTGCCCTGCCGATGGCATATGAGAGCGGCGCGATCTACTGTATGTCAAAGAAAACCTTCATGGCCTATTACGGCCTAGTAGACGACAACAAGCAGCCGATTGCGCGCGTCAACCAGGGTTTTGAGGGGAAACCTGTGCGTACCCTGCTGGGGCGTCCTGTGGTCTGCTGTGACTACGTTCCCAGTTTCAGTCCGACACTGGCGGCAAACACTGCGTTTGCTTTTCTGTTTAACTTCCGGGACTACACCCTGAATTCGAACATGGATATGCAAATCTGGAAGTGGGTCGACGACAAGACGCGCAACGTGGGCACCACGGCCGCCGCGCTGGTGGACGGCAAGGTAGTTGACGTCAACTCGCTGGTGACCATCATCAAGGCGGGGACCTAATCTGACGAAAGGCAGCGGCAATCATGCTAAAAAAAGTGAAACTTGCTCTACGCAAAACGGGTGACGCGTTTGACGTGGAGATCATTGGACTGATCGCCGCCGCCGCCGCCGACCTGCGGGTTGCCGGGGTCGCCGTCCCGGTGGACGCGATGCACGCGCACCTTGATCCGCTGGTTGAGCGGGCAATCATCGTGTATTGCAAAGCACACTTCGGGGACAGCGAAAACAGCGAAAAACTCGCCGCGTCCTACGAAAGCATGCGCAGCAAATTATGTCTGGCAGGTGATTACCGTGCGCAGTGAACAAATCACCCTTATTTCCGGCGACACGCGGAGCACCATTTTCGCCGACATGAAAGTTGTGGGTGTGACGGAATACTACCAGGCGCAACAGGTCGGCGATACCGCCGAGCTGAAATGCGAGGTATATCGGGATGAATTCGACGGGCAGAAGTTCGTCGAGCTGGGCGGAAAGCGCTACAGGGTTATCCGCGTGGGCAGCGCGAAAAATCCAGACAAGATCACGCTGACGCTTTCGGATTTGTCACAGGGAGGGGATGGCATGGTTGGCCTCTTTTAACGTAGTTGGCCTCGACGACGCTGAGATGGCGCTTCTGGCTCACGCAGACAGGGCAATCATGAAGGTGGATGCCGTGCTGGAGGTGGGCGCAAAGGTCCTGATTGCGGCCCAAAGGAGCAGCGCGAGGACGAGGCTGGGAACCCGTACCAACCACACCCTTGCAAAAAGTATAGGAAAAAGTGAGATCGGAAAAAAGCAAAACGGCCGAAACATCCAAGTTTACCTACAAGAAAAGCAGTCACACGGTACGCCAGGCAAAGGCAAGAGCGGGAATGTGCGTAACGCCCAGGTGGGTTTTACACTGGAATACGGCGCGCGAGAAACCAGAAACCTAACAGAGACGCCGTGGATGGAGGACGCCAACGCCGCCGCCGAGGGCGAAGTCAACGCGGCCATGCTCAAGGCGTGGGAGGAACTTGATGATGGATGAGCCCATAGCCGTCGACACACTGATCGAGGACGCGCTGGAAGCGCTGGGCGTGCCGGTGAACAACCTGGTTTACGGCGGAACCGAACAGGAGTACATCAATTACGCGTTAATCCATCAGGAAGATATTGAACCGGCGGACGACGAACTCACCGCCACCGAGTATCTTTTCGCCGCCAGCGCTTTCTCGCCGACCAAACATAAGTCGCTACGGCTGCAAGCGAGACGGGCACTGCGGAAGGCTGGGTTCTATGGCGTTAGAACCACCGGAGAGGGCTACGACAGCACCACAGGGCGCTTTTACAGCACAATACAATTCAAATTTTTAGAGGAGGAATAAAACAATGACGATGGGCCTCAGAGACTTATTTGTCGCGCCGATCACAACAGACGAGAACGGCGTGGACACCTACGGTGAGCCGGAACGCATGGCAAAGGCGATCAAGGCGGATGTCAATGTGAAAGTCGCGGAGGGATCGCTCCCCGCGGATGATGGTATCGATGCGGCTGATAAGGAATTTATCTCGCTGGAGATAAAGCTGAACACGAA